ACGAAACTCCAAACGCTTGTTACGGTAGTAAATCCTGTTAAGTTTACCGAAGCAAATATATCGCTCTCTCCCGCAGCTATTCCTATTCCTAACGTCGGACGTTGCGTAACCGCGACCGCTACGGAAGCCCTTATAATCGCTCCTGTTATTATCGCCGTCTTTCCCGCCGGTACAGTATATAGATTAGTAATGTCGGGCAGTTTAGCGTTAATTCCGGTAGTTCTTGATAGACGAAAAACAACTCTATCGTATATCTCCGTAAAGTTAGCGTTAATTTTAGTAAACGCCGACTGTGCCGATTCAGGTGGTTCAAATATTATTATCTGTTGCGCCATTACGTTCCGTTACCGTGATTAACCGTTTCGTTTTCTAAATCTAATACTACCGTCGGTACTAATACCTGAGTATCCGGAACCGTAGGTACTAAGGTATTAACCGTAGTCTCTACGTGAATATGCGCGTTATAAAGTACTACGTGCTGATTAAACGCCGTCTCTAAATCATTTAACTTATTAACAAGGTTTTGAACAATCGGAACCCCGCCGTATAAATCCCCGTTAAGTTGTATCTCATCGACCTGACTAAACATCGCTACGTACCCAGTCGTCTCGTTTATCATAGTTACTAAAACGACGCTGTTAACTTTCGGGATAATATAAAACCCTACCTTATTATCAGCCATAAGCCGAACGCCCTGTAAATCGCCTCGCTTATCGAGGGGAATACAATAGCAAGTCTTTTCGGCTAAATCCACAGAATCGACGGTACACGGAATCGTATAAATCTCGTCCGAGGTCTCCATTAATTTCTTAAGGGACTTTTTAATATCTAATTTAGAACCCACTTACTTTAGCTCCTATTTCTATTATTTGCCTATAACCACTCATCCCGAACTTACGTTTAACCGAAGTTACTAAATAACTTCCGTTCCGTTCCGGTAATGTTTTACTCGTTAGCTTTACTACGTCTCCGTGCCTTACGTAAGGTTCTCCGAACGTTTCGAACGATCCTACGTATCCGTCGTACCGGCTCTCGTCGAGTTTAAGCTCTGCGAATTCTTTTAAATTAGGCTTCGGGGATTTACCGTCCCAGTATAAGTGAAACGTTCTCTGCGCACCGTCCGTATCCCCTACCTCTACCTCCTCGAACGTATTATTAAGCCCGAGTAGCTTCGCTACGACCTTAACCGATATATCCTTCTCTAACTGGAATTCTAACTCCGAATCGTCTATAATATTATTCTCGAACTCGAACTCTTGCGTAACCGTATCTGCAGCGTTCGAAGGTAGCCCGACGTATAGTAATCCCCCTCGGAAATAGCTAAATAATCCGCATTTAGACTTAAATTCTTCGAGTACTTTCGCTACCGAAGCGTTCGATACCCTAAACTGCCCTAAGTTAACGTCGAGTATCGGCTCCGAGTATTCTATATCGGCGGGGAGGATATTATCGAGTAATTGCTTTAGGGTAATATTCGGCGATATAACCTTCGGACGTTTTAACGGCTTACCTTTCTTTTTGCTTAAATAAGTTATATTTAATTTATCCTTCGACGGATACGTTACGCTCGTATTCTTAAGGAGCCACATATCGTCCTCGCAAGTAATCTCGACCGGAATCTTCGCGCCTATATCCGATACCCACCCCTCGAATACGGTTCTAAGAGTCGGGAAGTAACCTAACTCTACCTTAACCCTATCGCCTCGCTCAAATATTGGTGCAACCCCGTTAAATAACTGTTTTCCTTCTAGGGTTAAGTTACGGGGTAGCGTTATTTTAAATGTATCGGTAAGGTTCTCGTAACTCTCCTCTGTTTCGCATTCGGTAACGAACGGGAATATATACGTCCTTCCGTTAGCCTTAGTAAACGTTATTTGAGGATATAGTCTAAGCATTTAGATAAAACTTGGAACCGATTTAACTTTCGCGTCGTTATACTTAATCTCGAACGGCTCGTCGGATACGCAGGATATATTTACCCCTATCGCGTTCCGAGTCCCCTCTATCTGATTAAATTTATAATCCGTTACGACTACCGAATTAATATTTAGCATATCTAAGAAGTTACAGGATATAGGAACGGCTACCGGAGCCTTTAATATCTCCGTTAATTGAATTTTATCTACAATATCCGGCGGAATATTAGCGTGTCTCCCTACTAACATTCCCGTTATACTAATCTCGAAGTCCGAATCCGATACGTATTCCTTAACAGTTCCGTTCCGACCGGCTACCGAGGTTTTAACGATATTCTTAGGCTGATTTACCTCGATAAGAACCGCGTCGAGCATAAACGACTTAGCTATTACTATCGAAATACCTTTATTATCTATATACTTAAACGCGTTAAATATAAACGTATCGAATACCGGCGTACCGAGCCAAGACATCTTATCCGGAATATCCCCCTGCTCGATCGCTATATTATTCGCGTCGACCTTAAAGAATCGAGGCTTTAGTAATTGAGTACGATTAGTCGCGGAAATTAGTTTTACCTGATTCTTAACTATCGTTTCGTTCGGAAGTATTAGAGTCTGTCCCATATTATCTCGCTGCTAAATTTGCGTCGTTAGCTACCTCTAATAAAGCCTTCGCTACTTCTTCGCGAACTTTACTAGCCGATTCTTTTAACGTCGTAGCGTAAATATTCATTTGTTTAACGAGTCCGTCGTTAATATTTATAATCAAGCTCTGCGGTCTCGCGCTTGTTACGTCCGTACCTGAACCGAGCGAACCGCCTCCGCCTCCTCCGCCGGTAGCGGTGCCTAATCCTCCGGACGATCCGTCCATAGCCGACGTATTACCGCCTAATCCTTTCTCTTTCCTAAATTCGGCTATACCCGATAATCTTGCTTTTTGCGATTCTACTACTCCGCCTAGTATCGCCTGTTTAACTTGTAACGCACCTAACTGAGACCTCGCCTCGTTACCTGTAAGTAACCCCCTTAACTGATTCGTTAACCCGATAAATACCCCGCCGAGAGTAGTACCCATACTTTTAAAGGCTCCTATTACTTCGTATACAGCCCCCCGAAACCCCTCGAAGGTATCCCAGAGATACATTATTCCTTCTACGAGTGCCGCAATCCAACCGATAATCGGAACGGCTTTAATCGCCATACCTATACCGCGAATCCCACGAGATAAGAACCCCGTCGCGATCGCGCTTCGGCTCATCCCCATCGCTAACGCCCGTTGAGCTAGAGCGAAGTATCCCGATTCGATTCTAGCAATTCGCATCTTAAGCGCGTATGCCGCCCAAAGAGTTATACCTATCTTTATTAACGGGAAGAACTTAATCGTTAAATCCATTAATTTACTAAGCCCGTCAATAATTACATTAATAGCCGGTTTAAGTTTTATAAATAGTTCGTTTTTAAACGCATCGAATTTATCTTTTAAGTTACTTATCCTTCCGGCGGTTGTATTTGCCGCGTTCTTTAATCCATTAAAATAATCTCCCCCCTCACTTGCCGCCATTTGTAAGGACTTTGTTAATAACTCATAGCTAACCTCCATACCCCTTACCTGTTCGGTGCTTTTACCCGTAGCCTTCGCTAATAATCCGTAAATATTTATACCCGCATAAGCGAACTGTTTAATATCTAACGCGGTAGCTTTACCCGTATTTTTAATCTGTTGCATATTAATAACCATTCGGCTTAACTCGTCGTTCCCGCCTCCCGTTGCCGCGATAGCGTTAGCTAGATTTAATACATCTTTTCGGGCTGTGTTAGCATCGAGTCCGGTAGCGATTAACGCGCGGTTTCCCATTAATAAACTTTGAAAGTCGAACGGAGTTTTAGCCGCATCTTCTTTAATATTATTAAATACGATCCTAGCTTTATCGGCACTCTTTAAGAGAGTTGTAAGTCCCATTTCGGCACTCTCGAAAGCCGATCCGGTATCGACTATCGATTTAGCGAAGGCAGCGATACCGACTCCGGCGACCATTCTACGGATACTCCCGCCGATACCCGCCATAGACGCGTCCATTCGTTTAGTTTGGTTAACGGCCTGGGCCATTTTACCGCTAAACAAATCCTTTAAGGAGAGGGTATATTTTAATTCTTTATTTCCTGCCATTAGGCTTTATCTTGTATTATTCCCGTATATTTTAAAAC